TACGCTTGATCTGGATCTTGGACTGTTGGAACAACACCTTGAAGATACGAGAGATCGTAAGGACAAGTTGCTACGTGATGCAAATGTCACTGACAAAAAAGATCTGATGTCTAATCAGAAGTTTGCAGACATGTTAAAAGATCTTGATGTAGAGCCACCCATGAAGATCAGCACCACGACAGGCAAGCAGACCTACGCCTTTGCGAAGTCTGACGAAGCGTTCAAAGAACTACAAGAACACGATGATGATCGGGTGCAATCTCTGGTTGCTGCACGTTTGGGTAACAAAAGTACCTTGGAAGAAACACGCACAGAGAGGTTTATAGGTATATCTAAACGTGGGCTGCTCCCTGTACCTGTAAGATACTACGCTGCGCATACAGGTAGATGGGGTGGGGCTGACAAGATAAACTTGCAAAACCTACCGAGTCGAGGACCAAATGCGAAGAAACTAAAGAAAGCAATCATCGCACCCGAAGGCTACACAATAGTCGAGGCTGACAGCGCACAGATCGAAGCGCGAGTGCTTGCATGGTTCGCAGGTCAAGATGAATTGACTAATGCGTTTGCCAACGGCGAGGATGTGTATGTAAAGATGGCTTCTCGTATTTACGGATGTGCCGAAGAAGATGTTACCAAAGACCAGAGGTTTGTTGGTAAGACCACGATCCTTGGTGCAGGGTATGGCATGGGGGCAGAGAAGTTCGCAGTACAGCTCAAGACGTTTGGGTTTGAAGTGCCACCTCATGAGTCACGCAGGATTATAAATATCTATCGGGATGCTAATTATAAGATAAGCAAAGTATGGCGTGATGCTAATTATATGGTGCAGCAACTAGCAAACGGCAGAGCCGCACAGTTTGGTCGTAAAGGTATTGTCACTGTGGATGCAGCCAACAACGCACTTGTCATGCCTAATGGTCTCAGTATTTTTTACGAACAGTTGCATGCAGAACAAGCCGAAAAGGGTTTGGAGCATAGCTATAAAACTCGTAGGGGGCGTACTAGAATATACGGTGGCAAGGTTATAGAGAACGTGTGTCAAGCATTAGCTCGTTGCATTATAGGCGAACAAATGCTAAGAATAAGTAAGAAATACAAAGTGGTGTTAACAGTACACGACTCGATTGTATGCTGCGTTCCTGATGACGAGGTTCTTCTAGCACGGCAACATGTAGAGCATTGTATGAGAAATACACCCGATTGGGCAGCAGGACTACCTATAGATTGCGAAAGTGGCATAGGTAAATCATACGGAGACTGTGAGTGAACATAGCACCTTGGTCGTTTAGTAAAGCGAAAGCGTTTGAACAATGCCCTAAACAGTTCTACTATGAGAAGGTTTTAAAGCAGTATCCTGTTAAAGAAACAGATGCTATGCGATACGGCACAGAGTTCCACAAGGCTTGTGAAGACTACATCGAATCAGGAGTGCCTCTCCCCAAGAAGTTTGATTTTATACAACAAACTCTAGATGCGCTTAACGAAAAGCGAGGCGTAAAGTTGTGTGAACAAAAGCTAGGCTTGACTGCTGACCTAGAACCATGTGGGTTTTTCGACAAACGTGTGTGGTTTCGCGGGATAGCTGACCTAGTAATCATAGACGTGTTGACAGGTGTTGCGTGGGTTATTGATTACAAAACAGGCAGATCGTCAAAGTATGCTGACAAAGGGCAGCTTGAGTTGATGGCTTTAATTATATTTAAACACTACCCACAAATAACAAGAGTGAAAGCAGGACTTCTTTTTGTTATAGCCAAAGGTTTGATAAAAGCTGAGTATGAAATTGACTCAGAACCAAATCTTTGGGAGAAATGGTTAGGAATATATGGTAAGATGCAAAAAGCATTTGAGTCGGATGTATGGAATCCACGCCCGTCTGGGTTGTGCAAACGTCATTGTCCAGTGCTTGAATGTGCTCATAATGGGAGAAACTAATGCCATACACTAAGACAAAGCGTCCTTATAAGAAAGAATACAAACAACAGAAAGCCAGAGGCGAGCATGAAGACCGCATGGAACGTCAACGTGCCAGACGTAAGATGGATAAGAAAGGGGTGGATAAAAATAAAAACGGCAAAGCCGATAAACGAGAAGGCAAGGACATTGCCCACAAGAAACCGCTAAGTAAAGGCGGAAAAAATAAAGACGGTGTAAAAGTACAAAGCCGCAAGAAAAATCGTGCAGCAGGGGGTGCTATGAGCAGCCCTAAGAAGAAGCGGTAGTGTTTCACTACCACGGAGAACAACATGAAGATAGTTAGGGATAAGGCAATACTGCTGAAAGTCCGTAATCCTAAACAGATCACGACTGTAATCCCAAAGAGCAAGGAGTTGTCAATGAATGAAGTCGTTGTAAATTGGGGGCTTGACGAAGCCCACACCCTACGTGGGTTAAATATAAACGTGCCGTCACCTATCACTAAACGTTATTCCTGGCCTGGACAGTATAAGCCGTTCGATCATCAAAAGACTACAGCATCGTTTATGACGATGAACAAAAAGTCCTTTTGTTTCAACGAACAAGGCACAGGCAAGACCGCCTCTGCTATCTGGGCGGCTGACTATCTTATGACGCAAGGCAAAGTAAATCGTGTGCTAGTGATATGCCCCTTGTCGATTATGGATAGTGCATGGCGTAATGATTTGTTTTCTTTTGCGATGCACAGGAGTGTAGATGTTGCCCATGGCAGCAAGGATAAGCGCAAGAAAATTATAGACAGTGGGGCTGATTTTGTAATTATAAACTACGATGGCGTAGAGGTTGTCAAAGACGAGATAGCAAACGGTGGGTTCGATTTGTTTATTGTGGACGAAGCTACGCATTACAAAAATGCACAAACAAAGCGATGGAAAACACTAAACAAACTGATCGGCGATAACGATTGGTTGTGGATGATGACAGGTACGCCTGCTGCACAAAGTCCAGTAGACGCCTACGGTCTGGCTAAATTAGTGAACCCTCTGTCTGTACCAAGATTCTTTGGGTCATGGCGTGACATGGTTATGTGGAAAGTCACTCAGTTTACATGGAAGCCTAAAGACACAGCAAAAGATACAGTCTTCCGAGCGTTGCAACCTGCAATCCGTTTTACAAAGGACGAATGTCTTGACTTACCAGACATGGTGTACACCAAACGGTTTGTAGAGATGACGAAGCAACAACAGCAATACTATGAAATGCTGCGTAAAAGGATGGTTATGCAGGTGGCAGGAGAAGATGTTACAGCCGCCAATGCTGCGATTAATCTGAATAAGCTCCTACAGATAAGTGCAGGTGCAGTGTACACCGATGATGGCGATACGGTGCAGTTCGATATAAAGAATCGATATCAAGCGTTGAAAGAAGTAATAGATGAAAGCAGTCAAAAGGTTTTGGTGTTTGTGCCTTTTAGACACGCTATTGATCTACTTACTGAGAAGCTTGCCAGGGACGGCGTAACGTCGGAGATCATACGAGGAGATGTTTCTGCGAGTAGACGTACTGACATCTTTGCCCGCTTCCAACACGACCCAGATCCCAAAGTGTTAGTCATACAGCCACAAGCCGCAGCGCATGGAGTCACGTTGACAGCAGCGAACACTGTTGTGTGGTGGGGACCGACATCGTCGCTAGAAACATACGCACAAGCAAACGCACGTGTTCATCGCTCTGGGCAGAAGCATAAATGCACTGTGATACAGTTGGCAGGATCGGCTGCGGAAAAACGTATTTACCGTATGTTAGATGCTCGTATCAACATACATACAGAAATGATAAATTTATACAAAGAAATACTTGACTAAGTAGTATAAGTTATTATATGTCAGGTATATAAATATATAATGGAGAACATAAATGGCGGTATCAGTCGAAGGGCTTACAAAAGCCTACATCAAAATACGTGATAAGCGTTCGGAGTTGTCTGCCAAATTCAAAGAAGAAGATGGTGATCTTGCTGAAAAGCAAGATAAGATTAAACGTGCCTTGCTAAAATACTGTAAAGAACAGGGCGTGGACAGTGTAAGAACTCCTGCGGGATTATTCTATCGCACTGTCAAACAACGTTACTGGACGAGCGATTGGGATTCTATGCACTCTTTTATTATGGAGCATCAAGTCCCTGAGTTTTTCGAGAAGCGTTTAAATCAAACCAATGTACGACAGTTTATAGAAGAGAATCCTGATTCGGTTCCCGCAGGTCTCAACGTAGACTCGGAGTACGTCATCTCTGTGAGGAAAAAATGAACGAAGATACACCATATGTAAATATCAACAAAGTTGCAGACTACTTTCAAGTATCTGTCTCAACTATTCGTAAGTGGGTAAACAATAACCACATACCCGACAGCACGTACATAAAGATCGGTGAGGTCTATAGGTTTAGACTAGATGATGTAGAGTCCGCGTTGTTCGAAGCGAGTAAAACAGGAGAAGCTGAGTAATGTCTGACACGGCATCTGCTAACGACACGGTGAATCAGATTACCTTGGGTGGGAAACGCTTTGCCAAATCTATAAATGGTGAAAGCATTGGTTTTGTCGATGATCCAATGAACGTAGTAATAGTAAATGCCGCGAAGCTGGCTCGTACCTATTATAAAGATGAGTACGATCCAAGAAGTCCATCTGCCCCAACATGTTGGTCGCCAGATACGCAAACCCCATCTCTTGATGTGCCGACAGATCAAAAGCAGTCTGCTCGATGTATGGACTGTCCGCAAAACATCAAAGGTTCGGGGCAAGGTGAGAGCCGCGCTTGTAGGTTCTCTCAACGTCTAGCTATTCTTCTGGAAGGGCAGATGGACACAATTTATCAAATACGGATTCCTGCTACTTCTATTTTTGGCAAAGCCAAAGACGGTGACATGGGTATGCAGGCATACGCAAAATACCTTCATAAGCACAGGACACCATCAATAGCAGTGGTGACACAGATGCGCTTTGATGATAGAACTGATTCACCCAAATTGTTTTTCAAAGCCGTTCGTGCACTTGAAGA